GTTGATTTAGGACAATTAAAAGATAACTTAGTATCTCAAGCTAAAGATACCGCTAATCTTGTCGGTTCAACTCTAGCACAAGTACCTCTGAATGGGACTGGAACACATCTGGTTCATAAATTTAGAAAAGAAGAAAATACCTACACAGGTACACTTGCTGCTCCGGCTATCAAAAGCGGTAAAAGAAGGATTTCTGCCAAAACTCCTAGTAAAGTAAAAATAAAAACCGGTAATGATCTGTTAGTTGATGAGTACGATTTTGATAATACAGACTCTACTTATCTTAAAGATAAAATTAATTTACAATCTCCTAAAAGATTAGAATTTATTAATGAGAGTGAAGATGAGTTAATACAGAAAGATTTAGCTCCTTTACGTTTTACTTTAATTACACCTGATTCTAATATTTTTGTTCAATTTCGAGCCTATATTACTCAATTTAGTGATAGTTACAGCGGTACTTGGAATTCTTACAATTATTTAGGGAGAGGAGAAAATTTCTATACTTATAATACTTTTGACAGAGGTGTTAGTTTAGGATTTAAAATTGTAGCGTTGTCAGGAGATGAAATGAGACCTCTTTACGCTAAAATAGATACATTAGCTTCATCTACAGCTCCTACTTATAATCAAGCAGGTTTTATGAGAGGTACTTTAGCTAAAATGTCTGTTGGTGGGTATGTTAAAAATTTACCTGGCTTCATAGAAAAAGTAGATTTTACTATCAACCAAGATGATCAATGGGATATTGGTTCCTCTTTTACAAATGGAGAATCTATGCCTATGAGTTTAGATTGCACAATTAATTTTAAACCTATCCATACATTTATACCTCAAACAGGAGTTAAAGACGGAAAACGAGGTTCTACCAAATTTGTTGCGAATAATTTAATACAGTTGCAAGATAAGTTAGACGGTGCTAACTTAGGAGTTAAGTTAAACGATGTAGAAAAACCTAAATCGTTACCTTTTGCAGGAGAAGGTAGAGACGGAATACTAATTACACCCCCAACAGCAAACCCGGTTACTTTTAATCCACCTGCACCAATAGCAGATATACCATCAAATATCCCACTACCAGGTTAAAAGTTATGAATAGATATAAAACCATAGAAACATATAGAAGTGAAACTGGACAAAGATTGAAATCTAATCCTATCTATCCTAACATTCCTGAATCACCAGATGATATTTACCTTATATCTACTTCTGGGGATCGTTATGATATATTAGCAAGAGAATACTATGGAGATCAAACCTTATGGTGGGTTATAGCTTCGGCTAATAACTCTCAAAAAGCTTCTTTGGCTTTAGAACCCGGTATTCAAATTAGGATTCCTGCAGATAAATCATTAGCTTTAAGATTGTACGAACAAGTAAATAAAGCAAGATGATATGGCTGGACTTTCTTACAATCAATTTAATGATGATGAAAAGCTTTTTGGCCCACTAACTTCGGGTTCTGCTATTCAACTAAAAGCACGTGAGGAACTTCTTAAAAAGAGTAACAGAACTGCTGATGATTTACTTTATTTAAACTCCAACAATATATGGGTTAAACTTTCATCAGGAGTAGACACTTTTACTGTAGAGACCGCAAATTTTGGATTCCCTCCAACTATTACTAAAATAGGCTTTTCTTCTAATTTAGCTAATGATAATATTTTACGTAATATACCTATTAAAGAAGGTGAATTTACTGGAGGTATATTTAACGAACAGGGTGGGTCGGATTATATTTTAGACGAAAATTTAGGATTTAGACCAAAAGCCGGTATTACAAACTTTACAGTTACACATCAAAATTTATACGGTAGTATTAGAAATGCTAAAGTTGAATTTACTGTCCCTTCAAAGACTGAATTTGATATTTTAGAAAAGCTATACCTAAGACCTGGTTTTAGTATGTTACTTGAATTTGGACATTCAATTTATATAGAAAATGATGGTGATTTAGTTAAGACTGGTGTAAACAGAACTTTACCAGTTGAAGAATGGTTCTCTGATAAACTTATAAAAGATATAAATAAATCTATAATAAAACAAAGAGCTATTTCTGATTACAATTACGATGCAGTAGTCGGTATGGTAAAAAACTTCAGTTGGAGTGTTGACAGTAATGGAGGATATACTTGTAGTTTAGAAATAATTTCTTATGGAGATCTTTTAGAACAGTTAAGATTATCTACAGTTACTGGATACGCAGGTTTTTTAGCTAAAAAGAAGGAAAAAGAGAAAGAAGTAAATGAGTTATTTAAAAATGTGCAATGTTCTCTGATATCCAAAATAGTAGAAAACGAAATTCTACCTGAAACTCCAAATAGTTATGGGTTTGAATTTAAAACTACTTATACCCCCTCTTTATCAGAAGCTACTACTAAAGCAGTTACAAACAGATACATACCGTTTTATAAATTTTTAGAATATGCAAATCAAGTGATTGCAGAAGATTTAAAAATAAAAGCATTCAAATTTTCAACAAAATTAGGACTTTCTTCTTTTGTGACCTTTTCTGAACACACATCTGCTAATCCTTTTGAAATACTTTTACCTAAAAAAAATATAAATAAAGAAGTTACTTATAATATTGCTAGAGAACCTGAAAAAGGAGAAGTAAATGATACCTTGAACATATTTTTAAACGTAGACTGGCTAACCAACCAGATTAAAAATATAATTTCTGATTTAGAACCTACGGGAGATTCCTATTTTAATCTAATGTCTACTATAGTCAAGACTATGAACAAAAGGTTGGGAAATGTAAATGATTTTGATATTACGTATGATGAAGATCTATTAGAGTGGATTATTATAGATAGAAAAGTTCTACCGGAAAAACAAGATCTTCCAGTTTTAAATTTATACGGGATTGGCTCGACTGCTTTTAATATTGACCTATCCTCCAAGATAAGCAGCGAATTAAGCAGTATGATTGCTATTGCTGCAGGAACAGGTAACAGCTTTACCGGCATTGGCGGTTTTAATCTCAAACAATGGAATTCTGATATATCTCAAAGACATCGGTATGATAATGATACTACCGATTACGAGGAAAAGAGGAAAAAAGAAGTAGCTGATATTATTAAAGAGTATAAAGAAAATTTAAGAACTTTTAATACTAATGTTCAAGCAGCGGAATTTGCAGTACTAAGACAAGCAATAGTTGATTCTAACATAGTTTCTACCGATCCTAATAACAGTCCTGATAATCTAGACCTATCAGGATTTGAAAGTACCCAACGTAAAGCTATGCAAATATATTTTGAAAATTACTTTTCGAAAGAAAACAGTGCTCCTGGCTTGATACCATTTGAATTATCTTTCGATCTTAAAGGAATATCAGGAATAAAAATAGGACAGAGCTTCTTAATTGATGAAACTATACTTCTTCCAGAAAATTATAAAGATAGGGTAGGTTTTGTAGTTACCGGCCTTTCACAAAAAGTTTTAAATGATAACTGGATTACTTCTGTAAAATCTCAATTGATAATTCTGGATAAAAAGTTTGAGCAAAAACCTTTATTGGAAGTAGAAGAGGAATCAGAAGTATTAGAAGAAGAAAAAACTTTAGTATATAAGAATCCTCTAGGTAATCTTCCTCTTCAGTTAAGAGAGGATAGTCAAGGAAGCGGTAGGTATAATCCTACACGTAAAAGAGGAGAAGATGGTTCTGAAAGTAAAATACATGCTGCATGGGATGTACTTGCAAGTGCCGGTACACCGGTCTATTCTCCGATAGATGGAAAAGTAGAACCAATTCCAGTATGGACTAGTCCTTTAAATGCACCTGCTCCTCTTACAGCTATAAGAGTTATTGGTACAGGAGACTATACTGGACAGCAATGGAGATTGGGTTATACTAAGATTTTAGATAAGTTTAATAGCGTGTTTGGCGGTACTGTAACAAAAGGACAGCAAGTAGGGAATGTTATTGAAATGGCTTCATTCTACGGCTTTGGTATGAAAAATCACCTGCATATCGATATAAAAAGATCAACTGATTCTGAATTTAAAGGAAAAGATCCAAGTACACTAACTTATACTTAAAATGTATTTACCAAAATCAAAATATAAACCGCCAAAATATACTCAAGGAGATAAGCTACAATACTCTGATGATAATGTATATGTAGGATGGTACTTTGAGACTTACCAAAAAAAATTCTTTACAGGTAAATTACCCGGTTCCAACAATAAAGAGCTGTTTTTAATTAAAGAGGAAGAACCTAAAGTTCCTAGATTCTTATCTGACGAGATTGGCCCTTCATTAGATGATTATGATAAAAAATATTTTATCAGATACATTCTTTCAGATACAAGAAATGGAACTATTATTGAAGTAAATAAAATAAAGTTTGATTACTTTAGAAAATTTACTTATATTAAAGCTATAGAGTTAAAGTGGGACTTAAGTACCCCGATAGAAAATGTTATAGTAAACGGTTATGAGTATAAAGGTTCTGCTTATAAAAATGAGCAGACAGTTTTAGAAGTTAAAAAACAAATACCTGATATAGATAATATTATAACCGATTACTCTGAATTTATTATAGAGTAGTAAATGTTTTATATAGTAGAGACTGAAGATCAGATACAGCATCTTCAAAATTTACATCATAAAGGTTGTTTTGTTCATGTAGTTTCTACACATGATGAATATCACCCTATACTTTCAGATACAGTAGCAGTTTACATTAGACCTTTAGATCATAAAGAGGGATATATTATACCTATTTCTCATCCGGAAGGTATAAATACTACAAAAGATAAGGTCTCCCGCATTTTATCAAGTTATAGTAACGTTTATGTAGCAGATAAGAAAGAATTGCTCTACCACTTTAATATACAGCATGCTATAGATGTATCGTTACTCTATTCTATGACATATTATGATAGATTAGATATCAAGTCTTTAAATTTATTTTGGTTTTACAACAAGTATAAAAACTCTAAGGATGTTAATAGGTATATACCTCTTTCAAAGCTACATGAATGCTGTGAAATAGTATTTGAAAGCTGTGAACCTTACCTGAATATTAAAAAACCAGAAGGTTTTGATTTTTATAATACTACTGCTACTAATGTTTTTTACTTAATAGAACAGAATGGATTGGGTATTTATTATAAAGAGTTTAACGAACTGTTTAAACCTAAGAATCCGCTCTATAACATAGATAATAATGTTACATACACTAGTTACAACTTATATAACCCAACTTCTAGACCTACTAATGCTTTCAATAGCGTTAATTTCGCAGCTATACCTAAAGAAGATAGCTATAGGAGGAGTTTTCGGCCTACCAACGACTATTTCGTGGAATTCGACTTTGATGGCTACCATCTTCGTTTACTTTCTGAGCAGATTGACTATGATTTAACCGAAGAATCGGCACATAAACAGCTGGCTAGACTGTACTTCGACAAAGAAGATATTACCGAAGATGAATATTCCCAGGCAAAACAGATAAATTTCCATGCTATTTACGGAAAAATCCCGGAAGAGCATAAAAATTTAAAGATTTTTGAATTAATTCAAGAATATATCGATAATATGTGGGAAATGTTTACTAAAGAAGGGGTAGTATGGAATCCTCAGTCAGGAAAACCCTTTACCAAAAAGTTAAAAGACATGCATCCGGCTAAACTCATGAATTACATGATGCAAAGTTTGGAGACCTCGAGAAATATACTTATATTAAAAGAACTACTAAGGTACCTAAAAGATAAACAAAGTAAAGTAGCTTTATACATATACGATGCTATCATTATTGACTTTAGTAAGGAAGACGGTAAACAAACATTACAGGAAATAAAAGATATATTAGAAGAATCGAAAAAATACCCTGTAAAGTTTAAATTTAGTGAGAATTTAGTTTTATGAAACAGTTAAATATTTATAAATGGAAGTAGGAACGATGAAAAAGGTTTTCGATTACGATATCGAACCATTTTATTTAAGCGAAGATATGTCAAACAAACTGTTTTGTACTTTTGCCAAAGAAGATACTTTGGAAGAGGTACTAAAAACTATCACTGAACAATACAAAATCATATACAATAAGGTATTTGTACTATACTCGGCATCTCAAGATGAGTATATCTGTACCTATAATGTAGATCATGGTAATGTTAACTCTTTTTTAGAGCATACTATTTTAGTGCATAGAAAAAAAGAAACCAACACCCTTTATACAATAAATGCCTTAAATACTCTTATCAAGGAACTGAACGGAGGCGTTATAGATAAATCTTTCATAGTCAACTGGAATGATTACCGCAATTGTATATTACTTACCAAAGGTGATGAACTCAGAAAAGTAAGCACAAAACTTCACAGAATAATAGAGTTGGAGCAATAGGATTTTTTTCCTATATTAATAATAAGTTATAAAAAATGTTATATTATGGATATCAACGCAATAAAGGCGAAGCTCGATGCCTTAAATAATAATGGGCAAGAAAGAGAAAAAACTGACTTTACACAAATTTTTTGGAAACCTGAAGTAGGAAAGCAAACAGTACGGATAGTACCTTCTGTTTACGATCCTGCAATGCCATTTAAAGAAGTAAAATTCCATTATGGAGTAGGAAAATATCCTATGGCTTCTTTATCTAATTTCGGTAAGCAAGATCCTATCGAAGAATTTGTAAAAGAGTTAAAAAAGACTTCTGATAAAGATAACTGGTCTTTAGCAGGTAAACTCAACCCTAAAACTCGTATCTTTGCTCCTGTAGTAGTTAGAGGAGAAGAAGATAAGGGAGTTAGATTATGGGGATTCGGTGTTACAATCTATAAAGCGTTACTTGCTTTAGCTGAAGACGAAGATGTAGGAGACTATACTGATGTTATTAACGGATGGGACTTAGTAGTAGAAATGAGACAAGGTAACCCTTACCCTGAAACATCAGTTAGAATTAAACCTAAACAGACACCACTTTCAGACAACAACGATTTAGTAGAATCTTGGTTAAAAGAGCAGCCTAATCCTATGGAAGTTCATAGAGAGTTAGACTACGAATTCATTAAAAAGCAACTTCAAAATTACTTAAATCCTGGTTCGGTTGAAGAAGAAGCACCGACTCCTCAAGCACCTCAGCAGGATGCTACTTATACGTTAGAAAATAACGTTAAAACTAAGAGTGATAAAGTAAGTGAGTTTGATGATTTATTTAATGAATAATGGCCAAAAAAGCAGAGACTAAAAAAGCAGCTACTGAAGCTGTAAGAAAGAATTTCAATCTTTCTAATTTTAAAAAGAAGAAAGGTTATTCTAATACCTCAGTCAAGTTTAAAGAACAGGGATGGATTCCTTTATCTAAAGCATTTCAAGATATTACCTCCCTTCCCGGTATTCCTACCGGACACATCACTTTATTGCGTGGACATAGTGATACGGGCAAAACTACTGCCCTAATAGAAGCAGCGGTGAGTGCCCAGAAAATGGGCATTCTCCCAGTCTTCATTATTACTGAGATGAAGTGGGCATGGGAGCATGCTAAAGAGATGGGACTTGACGTACAAGAGGTTAAAGATGAAAACGGAACGGTTACAGATTATGAAGGTCATTTTCTATATGCCGATAGAGGAACGTTAAATACTATAGAAGATGTTGCAGTTTATATTGCCGATCTTATGGACGAGCAGTCTAAAGGAAATCTACCATACGATCTACTCTTTTTGTGGGACTCTATTGGATCAGTTCCTTGCGATCTATCAGTCAGATCCAACAAGAACAATAATGAATGGAATGCTGGTGCTATGTCTACTCAGTTTGGTAATAATCTTAATCAGAAAATTCTTCTCTCTCGTAAAGAAAACTCTGCTTATACTAATACTATGGTGGCTATTAACAAGGTTTGGACTATGAAACCTGAATCACCTATGGGACAGCCTAAACTTCAAAATAAAGGAGGTATGTCTATGTGGTATGATGCTACTTTAGTAGTTACTTTCGGTAACATCACCAATCCAGGTACGTCTAAGATTAAGGCTATCAAATCTGGAATGCAGGTAGAGTTTGCCAAACGTACTAATATACAGGTAGAAAAGAACCATATCTCAGGTGTTCAGTCTAGAGGTAGAATAGTTATGACCCAGCATGGTTTTATACCAGATGAGAAAAGAGCTATCGATAAGTATAAAGATGAACATAAAGACCATTGGTTAAAACTTGTAGGTTCGGTTGATTTTGATTTGATTGAAGAAGGAGATTTAGAAGAAGAGAATATCAGCCCTAACTTACTGGATTAATGGCAAATTACAATAACATTTTAGATAACCTTGAACAAAAACCACCTCGTCGACTAAACGATCATATAGTATTGATAGATGCGATGAATATGCTCATAAGAAGCTTTTCTCTCATCAAGTCTATGAATCCAGATGGTGCACATGTCGGCGGGATTATTGGTTTTTTAAGGTCTTTAGGGTATGTTAATCGTATCTTAGATCCTTCAAGAGTTATAATAGTATGGGACGGTAAAGGCGGGTCAGGAAATAGAAAAAATATCAATCCTGATTATAAAGCCCAACGTGCCACCTCTAGAATTACTCATTGGGGACTGTACGACACTAAAGAACAGGAGACTGAAGCTTTAATCGGACAGCTTTATAGAGTTCAAGACTATTTAGAATGTCTGCCGGTACAGCAGATAGGTTTAGAAAAGTTAGAAGCAGACGATATTATAGCATATCTGGCTAAAAGAGCTTCAAATTCTAATAAAAAAGTTACCATAGTATCTTCAGATAAAGATTTCTTCCAACTTATAGATGATAACATAAGTATTTATGCTCCTATAAAGAAAAAAGTTTTCACAAAAGAAAACGTAGTTGAAGAGTTAAAAGTATTGCCGGAAAATTACAATATTGTTAAGGCTCTACTTGGAGATAATTCAGATAATTTAAGAGGTATAAAAGGATTAGGAATAAAGACTATTTTATCTGAATGGAAAAGCTTTGCATACGATCCTCTAGCTTCTTTACAAGATGTTTGGGACCATTGTGAAACTCAACTGGAGCAAGAGAAATCTAAAAAGATATTTGCTAAGATTATACACGATTGGGATAGAGTTTTATCTAACTACGAGATTATGAACCTACATGACTCAGTGTTGGATGATAGCGAAGAATCTCATATATTAGAAGTAGTAAAAAGCGATATACCAGACTTACAGACAGGTGCTTTTTTACATCTTTTAAGTCAAGACGGTATTGAAGGAATTACTAAGAATACAGAAGGGTGGCTTGAAGGCTATAGAAGTTTAACAGTTTTTGAAGAATGACAAATTATAAAGATTTTCTTATAGGATTTACTCTTTTTCTAATAGCTCAAAGTTTAGCCTGGTATCAGACAAACGGTCAATTTATTAACAGTTGGATGAAAGATAATCCTATCATAGTCTCCGGTTTATTCGGTATCCCTGTAGGGTTAGGTTACATATACGGTACATCTTATACAGTTAGTGCATTTAACGGTACTTTATGGTCGGCTAGATTAATAGGATTTGCTACAGGAGTTAGTACTTTTGCTTTACTAACTTACTTATACATGAACGAAGGAATTAATATTAAAACAGGAGTAATTTTACTTCTAGCAGTTACAATAGTTTTGCTACAAGTATTTTGGAAAGTAAATTAAAAGGTTATGACATTAAAAGCGTTACAAGCATACGGTAAAGGATTTCAATTAAAAGTATTAGGTTCTTTACTTACTGACAAATCATTCTTACTTAACATCAGAGACGTACTTAGAGAAGAGTACTTTGATGCAGATTCTCATAAGTGGATCATAGGTCAAATCGTAAGCTATTTTGATAAGTACCATACTAACATTACTATGGATGTTCTTAAAGTAGAACTTCAAAAAGTAGAAAATGAAGTACTGCAAGTGGCTTTAAAAGAAGAGCTGAGAAACTCTTACGAAGCATCACAAGATGATTTACAGTATGTACAAGAAGAATTCTTAGGTTTTTGTAAGAATCAAGAAATGAAACAAGCAATACTAGCTTCAGCAGATTTACTTAAGCAAGGTGATTTCGACGGTATTAGAAATATGGTTGAAAAAGCTATGAGAGCTGGTATGGATAAAAATATAGGACATGAATACAACAAAGATATCGAAACTCGGTACCGTACTGATTATCGCCCTACTATTCCTTCACCTTGGCCTATCCTTAATGATGGAATCCAAGGCGGGTTCGGACCTGGCGATCTTACTATTGTTTTCGGGAATCCAGGGGGTGGTAAATCTTGGACTATGGTGGCTATCGCTGCTCATGCTGTTAAGATGGGCTTTAAAGTAAATTACTATACTCTTGAGTTAGGTGAAGATTATGTTGGTAAGAGATTTGATTGCTACTTTACCGGTTATTCTATTGATGAGGTAAATAAACATAGAGATGAAGTTCAGAAGTTTGTAGAGGGTTTAAAAGGAAGCTTAATTGTAAAAGAATATGCTCCTAAATCAGCTTCTGTAAATACAGTTAAATCTCATATACAGAAATGTATAGATATGGACCATAAACCTGATTTGGTTATTATTGACTATGTAGACTATTTGAGAGCACCGTCTAAAGGTAAGTTTTCCGAGCGTAAAGATGAGATCGATGATGTATTTATAGCAACTAAAGGACTAGCAAAAGACTTCAAGATACCCGTTCTTACACCGTCTCAGGTAAATAGAATGGGTGCTAGAGATAGCATTATAGAAGGAGATAAAGCAGCAGGTAGTTACGATAAAATGATGG